GATTTCGGAGCAAAGGGCGACGGCGTAACCGACGATAGCGCTGCCATTCAGGCGGCAGAGGATGCGGCGGCGGTAATCGGTGGGGTTGTTTACTGGCCGGTCGGCGTGTACGTTCACACACAGACGATCCAAAAAAAGCATGATGTGGATTGGCAGGGCGCCGGGAAGCGTCTTGTCCGCACCAAGTACACCGGCAACCTTCTGGCAATGGATGCGCAGGGAACTTCTGTAGCGCGGCGCATTTTTAGCATCCGTGACATGTCTATCTCTAGCGATAGCTATACAAACAACGCTGTTGCGGTAAAGCTATGTTGGAACATGCGTTCATTGCCGATCATGGAGCGCGTGGCCATCCACACGTTCGGCAGCTATGCGCTCATGTTTACAGACTTCAACTGGCTTGTTTATTTCAAGTCCGTGGAAATCTTCGATTGCGCCCGCAATGTGCCCGGTTCAGCCGCCGTTTGGCGCGAGCCGACCAACGCTGGCATTGCCGACATCAAGTTTTTCGACTGCGTTATTGAGGCGTGCGGCACGGCGACCAGCGCGGGCGGGGCTTTCGTATGGGTCTGCTCGCCTGCCCCGACGACATCGCAGGGGCTCTGGCTCATCGGGTGCGACATCGAGGGCAACCTAGCGCCATCGGAAGCATATTTCGAGGGCGTTGACCTTCTCGCCATTACCGACAGCTACTTTGAAGTGTCGCTCTATGGCGGCGCCGGTCCTAAGTACGGCATCCGTGCCGAGCGTTGCAATCTGCACCTTAAAGGAGGCCGGATTAGCTCGGACGTTGGCAACGCGGGCGGGGCCGGCGTGCTCTGCAGCGGCGTTAATCTGCAGGTCGAGGGCACCTTGTTCGATCCCGACTTTGGCGGCGCCGACATTGACCTAAAAAACAACTCGTGGGCGCAGATCAATCACGGGTTCCAGCATGGCCTGCCTATGCGGATCAGCAAGGACGCGACGAGTGGCCTTGTTGGCGGTGGTATGCAGGCTGCAGCCTGGGGACGGTTCAACGGTAAAGGCGGCGCCGTTGCGAAGCAGGCAGGGGAAAACTTTGGGTCCATCGCTCGCACCGCAGCCGGCACATACACGGTCACATTCACCAAGCCGATGCCGAATACAAATTACGTGGTGGTGCCGTCTGCCGAAGATGGGTCAAGCTATCCGGTACTGCACGCATCGCCGGGCAATATCGGCCTCACCACCGGGTTTACCATTCGCGTGACGGAGCCGGCTGGCACGTTGGTTGATGGGCGGCAAGTCTCATTTGTCGTTTATGCGGGCTTCTAGGAAATGGCGCTCTTTGAGAACGATGGGTGCACCTTCTGGCCAGATCAGTGGCGTGGCGTCAGCCTGTCCGATTGCTGCGCCGTCCATGACGAGGCTTTCGCTTATGGACGCTCCTTCGCGGAGTTCCTGCAGGCGAATGTCGGTCTGTTTCAGTGTGGTGTTGCCCATGGGGCATGGGAGTGGGCGGCGCTCGCCTTCGCGGGAGTGATGACCCTGGGCGCTCCGATGTTCTTTCTTGGCCGGAAAAAGGTGCGCAATGATCCGCCGTGCGACCGTTGACGATGTGGTGCTTGTGGCAGAGCTGGGCCACAAGTTCATTCATGCCGCTGGCATGCCTCCCGCGACTATCGAGGAGTGCCGGACCTTCTGCGCGCACATCATTCCCCAGCCGATGGCTGGGGTTTTCGTATCGGAGCGCGGTGTGATCGCGGGCGTGGCTGCGCCGCTCTACTACAAGCCCAGCCACATGCAGGTGGTGGAGCTGTTCTGGTGGGCCGAAGATGGCAAGGGGAAACTCCTCCTCGACGCCTTCGAGGAATGGGCCAGGGCGATGATCGCGGCGCCAGAAGTGACGGGCGGCGACATCAACATGTCCACGCTCGAACACTTTTCCCATCCGGGCGTGGAAATGCTATTGAAAAAGCGGGGCTATGAAGGCCGCGACAAGACGTTTCGCAAGGTGGTCAAATGATCGGCACTACTGCAGCAATTCTGGCATCTGCCGCCATTGGCCTTGGCGGCGCGATGCTTTCCGCAAATGCACAGTCGAACGCTGCAGATAAGGCAGCGCAGGCGCAGGTTGACGCCACCGACAAGCAGATTGCGGCGAACAAGGAAACGCTGGCGATCCAGCGCGAGGATCAGCGGCCATGGCGCGAGGCTGGCGAGGCCGCGCTGAAACAACTGCAGCAGGGCATCGCGGACGGCTCCTTTGATCCGTCCAATTTCACGTTCACAGCCGATCCGGGCTATCAGTGGCGCCTCGACCAAGGGCAGAAGGCCATCGAGCGCGGCGCGGCGGCGCGCGGCAACCTGTTCTCTGCCGGCACGCAAGCGGCCATCGGCTCGTATGGGCAAGAGTTCGCGTCGAACGAGTATGAACGGGCATTCCAGCGCAACCGGCAGTCCCAGAACGACCGTTTCAATGCGCTCTCGGCCGTTGCGGGCACTGGCCAGCGCGCCACGGACGTGATCACCAACGCCACCGGCAACGCGGGCCAGCTCAACAACAACGCCATCGGCGCGGCCGGCAACGCGCTTGCGCAGGGCTATCTCGGCCAAGGCGCCGCATGGGCCAATGGCTTCCAGAACATGGCCGGTGCGGCGAACACCGGCATTCAGAATTACCTCCTCTATGGGATGCTGCAGTAATGGCCAACGCACTTGGGATTGATCTGGGCGAAGTGTACCGCACGGCCGAAGCGGTCAAGACTTCACGCGCAGCTCGTGGCGCCAATGAAGCGGCGGCAGCAAAGACCAACGCAATCAGCCAAGCCGCTGCCGTGGCCGATCCGGCAAAGCCGGAAACCATGGCAACGCTGATCGCGCTCGACCCGAAGATGGCCAGCGACATCACCAGCGCTTACACGGCGATGGACGAGGCCGCGCGTGCGAAGGCCAAGGCGCAGACAGAGCAGCTTGGCCAGCTCGCCTATTCGGTGCAGAGCGCGACCGATCCGGCCGCTGCCTATGCCACCGTGCTCGAAGCCTTGAAGCCGGAAGAACGCGCCGGCATGCCCGCGACCTATGATCCCAATTGGGTGACGCTGCAGCTCGCCCGCGCTCGCGAAATCGACAGCATCTATGACGCCATCGACGCCGAAGCGAAGGACGCTCGCGCGCAAACCAACGCCATCGCCCTGGACGATCACCAGTTGCAGAACGACATCACGCTTGAGGGTGTGAAAAGCGACAACACGATTCGCGAAACCGTCGCCAAGACGGAGGCGGAAGGCGGCGGCATCGACACCACCGCCAGCAACGCCATCGCTCGCCAGACTGCCGCGCTGTTTGGCGGCACGTTCGGGCCTGATGGCTCTTTCGGTGGGATGGACGAGGAGCAATCCCGCAAGGCGCTGGAAGTCGCGGCCGAAGCCGAACGGCTGGTGCAGGCCACGCCGGGATTGGCGATCAACGACGCGGTGCTGCAGGCGTCCGAAAAGCTGGGCTACAAGATCACCGGGCTTAACCAAGCGGCCAACAACGTCCTTGCCAACGGCGGCGATCCGATGGCTACTGGCCCGGCAAACGATCCGTTCAATCTGGGGCTCTGAACATGGCGACACTGGCGGAAATCCGGGCGAAATATCCCGACGCCTATAAGGACGTGTCCGACCAGCAGCTTGCCGACGCCATCTATGCCAAGCACTACGCCGGCAAGGATCGTCGCGAGTTCGACGCGCGCATTGGCCTCAAGCCCTACCAGAACACCATCGAGAGCACTGCCACGGCAGTGCAGAACGCGCCGACGCGCGTGCAGATGGGTGTCACCGGCCTGCAGCAGATGGTTGGCGAGAACGTGTCCGACACGCTCACCAGCATGCAGGCCAATGACGTGCCGCCAGAGCAGCTTGCCGAGAATGCGCTGTTTCAGAATTTCGCAACCGAGCGCGGCTATGATTACGACATGGGTTTGTTTCAAGCCGCGTCCGATCCTGCGATTCGCGACGAGTTCTTTACCACTGCCGGCATGACTGCAGCCAAGCAGGCGGTGGGCGCTGCGCTGACCTATCAGCAGCAGCAGCAGAGCTTGAAGCCAATCGACGTGTCGGCCGGCTCGCTCGATTATTACATTTCCGGCGCCATCGGCTCGACGGCCGAAATGCTGCCGGCGCTCGTCGCATCCGTCATCACCAAGAACCCCACGCCCGGCGTGGCGATGATCATGGGGCAGTCGGCTGGCCAGAATTACGGCAAGGGCCGCATGGAAGGGCTCGACCCCGGCCGCGCTCGCGAATATGCGGCGCTGATGTCGTCGGCCGAGGCAATCCCGTCATTCCTGCCTCTGGGGCAGTTCCTTTCGGCCGGCGCCGGCAATCTCGCCATCGATCTGGGCAAGGGCGCTCTGGCCGAAGCCTTCCAAGAAGGGCTCACCCAGGCGCTGCAGATCGGCATTGATCAGGGCTTCCTCTCGCCCGAAATGACGATGGGCGAGGCGCTGAACCAGATCAAGGACGCGGCAATCATGGGCGCCATCGCTGGCACCATGATGGACGCCGGCGTGCGTGGCTCCGAAAAGGCGGGCTCCGAGCTTTACAAGGGCATCTATTCCGCGAACGAGGCCGGCAAGGCTTTCATTCAGCAGGTTTTCCCCAAGACTGAACAGGTAGCGCCTCCGGTCAAGGAAGGCCCGACGATGTTGGAGCGCGTCAACCAAGCGCTGCAGCGCAAGGGCTTCGCGCCGATCCAGCCTGTTCCGACCGAACCTGAAATTGCGATCACCGGCGAGCAGCCGGCAACGACTGCAGCGCCGGCCACGGCGACGAGCGAGGCGGCGGAACCGCCACCGGCTGGCGCTGCACCCACTGCCGCGCCTGAAACGGCGCCACCGTCCACGGCAGCGGCGCCGGGCGCGGTTTCGGCCGTCGATCAGATCATCACGATTGAGAGCGGCGGCAACCCGACCGCGCAGAGTGGCAGCAGTTCAGCCGGTGGCCTTGGCGGCTTCATCGATAGCACGTGGCTGGCGACCGTGCGCAAGGCGGCGCCAGAGCTGGCCGGCGAATCGGATGCGCAGATTTTGGCGCGCAAGAAGGATGCGACCCCGGAGGGCATCGCCTTTCAGCGCCGCATGGTGGAAGCGCACATTGCCGAGAACACCGCGAGCCTGCAGGCCAATGGCATCGAGCCCACGTCCGGCAATCTCTACGCTGCGCACTTCCTTGGCTCTGGCGGCGCCAATACCGTGCTCAAGGCGCCGGACGCCACGCCTATCGCCAACCTCGTCAGCCAGAGCGTGATGGACGCCAACCCGTTCCTCAAGGGAATGACGGTTGGCGACTTCAAGGCGTGGACCGACAAGAAAATGGGCGGCGCCGGCGTTTCTGCCATCGTGCCCGGTGGCGCAGCGCCGGCCGCGCCGGGAAGCGCTGCAGCCGCGACCGACACCGAAGCCGGGCAGGTTGCCGCGCCGACGATCCCGACCGTGGAAAGCGGCGAGTTCAACACGGCGCCGGCCGAAGTGCAGCGCGTGGGCGGTTTGCCTGCAGACGCCCAGGCAGAGGCCGACCTGATCGAGACGAGCCGGCAGCAGCGCGCGGTGGTGGATGCGGGGCAGGGCATTCTTGCGCCTCCTGCCACCACGCAAGCCGCACCGGCGCCGGTGGCCACCGCTGCCGATCTGGCGAACGTCGCCAAGGACGTGAACACCGATCCGACGCCGGCCCAGATCGAGGCCGGCAACTATCGCAAAGCGCACATCGATCTGAATGGCTTCAAGATCAGCATCGAGAACCCGCGCGGCTCGATCCGTCGCGGCACGGACACGGACGGCAAGGCGTGGGAAGTCACCATGCCGGCAGACTATGGCTACATCAAACGCACCACCGGCGCCGATGGCGAGCAGGTGGACGTGTACGTTGGCCAGCATCCCGAATCGCCGCTGATTTTCGTGGTGGATCAGGTGGACCCTGACACCGGCCAGTTTGACGAGCACAAGGCAGTCATGGGCGCCAACACCCAGGGCGAGGCCGAGCTGATTTATCGCTCCGCGTTCTCCGACAAATCCGGCGCCAAGCGCATGGGCAATGTCACCGCGATGGACGCGGCCGAGTTCAAGGCATGGCTGGCCAATGGCGACCCCAAGAAGCCAGTCGGCCACCTTGGGCCAAAGCCTCCGCGTCTCACCGGCGACGAGGGCACGCTGGTGGTGCGCTCGAAGGCGTATCAGAAGGTGTTCGGCAAAACGACCGACACGGACAATCTGTTCTATGCGCACCCGGAAAGCCCGGTTGCGCAGGAGCGCGCGCAGGGCTGGGTGGACGGCAAGGCAGGCATTCCGCCGCAGAAGAAGCCGCACCCGAACGGACCTGACATCAAGATGGGTGGCTATAACCCCATCAACCCGTATCTCGAAGGCTATATTGCCGGCCGTTATGGCGATGTGGGGCAGGTGCGCGCGTTCGATGCGCCGGGGCTCTATCGGTCGATCATCAATGGCACGTTCGACAAAGACCCGACGCCAGAGGCGCCAAAGCCAACACCAAAGCCGAAGAAGGCAAAGGCGGATAAGCCTGCCGAGGACGGCAAAAAGACGCTCACCGTGGAGCTGGTGGACGGAAAGCCCGACGCCGAGCTTGGGAGCTACAAGCCGACTGGCAATTTTGTCATTGAGGCGGGCAAGACTGCAGGCGAGAGCGCCCGCGAGCTGGTGGTTCGGCGCGGCAAGAGCTTGGCCAAGAGTGACAGCGCGGGGACGGAGTTCCTTGTGACGTTCGGGCCAAATGGCGAGTTGGTAGCCAACGGCATGGGAATTGCGCGCAACGTGGGGCTCAATGCCGCCATGATCGAGCGCATGCCGAAGCCTGACGGCGGCATGGTCGCGCATCACAACCACCCTTCCAGCTCGTCGTTCAGCGGCGCCGATGTGTCCAATGCGTTCGCGCCTGGGCTGTCCGTGCTCTGGGCGCATGGCCACGATGGCACGTCCTATCGGCTGGAAGTGCCGGAAAGCGTGAAGCGGCTCCACCACAGCAACGGCACCCGCGACTATTACGCCGTGGTGCTGAACCGCCATGGCCGCATCCGCCAGATGGTTGCGGATGGAATGCGCGACCGGGCGGTGTTGGAAAGCTGGACCGACGAACAATTTGGCCGTGTCGTCGGCCACATGGTTATGACGGCATGGGCCGACGCCGGCCTTGTTGCCTATGAAACCAACTATCAACTGCCGGATGGCGTCGATGGATCGGCGCGCTACCGCAACACCATGAAAGAGGCAATCGATGCGCTCAAACGCAACTTCTACGGCGACCCCGCCCACAGCGCTGATCGACCCACCGGAACCAGCGGCCTCGCTGGCGACGTGGGAACAGTATCTTGGCGATCTGATGAAACTGCCGAAGGCGGACCCGCTGCGCAGCAGCCTGATCGGGGAAGCGGAAAAGCAGATAGCGGCAAAGCAGCCGGCGAAGTAATCACCGTCACCACGCCGACTGGTGGCAAGGTGCAGGTGCGGCCGGAAATCGTCGCCATGGACGGCTTGCAGAAGGCCACCGGCGATTTGCAGCCGCGCGATCGTTCGCGCGCCGCCAGTGATGCGCAGATTGAGGATATGGCCATCAACCTCGATCCTGACCGGCTCTTGCCATCGCCGGACGCCGACCGTGGGGCGCCCATCGTCGGGCCTGATGATGTTGTCGAGAGCGGGAACGGTCGGCGCATGGCGCTGATCCGTGCGCGCGAAGCCTACCCGGCAAAGTATGCGGCCTATGTCAGCGCCGTGCGCAAGGCTGGCTATGACATCAAATCCGGGCAGATGCTCGTCATGCGCCGCGTCACTGAAATGACGCCGGCCGAGCGCGTCGAGTTCGTCAATGCGGCGAACACCAGCGCCATCGCGCGCATGTCGGCCACAGAGCAAGCCCTTGTCGATGCCAAGCTGATTGACGCCGGCGTGCTCGATACCCTGCAGCCGGGCATTTCGCCCATGGCGCCGGGCAGCAAGTTCGCCCAGGCGTTCCTCGCCAAGCTGCCACAGGCTGAACGCAGCTCGCTGGCCGACCGTCATGGCGTGCTGAACGCCGATGGCGTGCGCCGCATCCAGAATGCGCTCCTCGCCGCCGCTTATGGCGATGCGCAAACCGTCGCCAAGTCCGCCGAGAATGTGGACGATACTGCGCGCTCGATCACCGGCGCCATGACGGACGTGGCGCCCGAATGGCTGGGCATGCGCCGCGACATCGAAGCGGCCGGCGTCGATCCCAGTTATGACATGACCGACTCGCTTATGGGCGCCTTGAAGCTCCTCGACGCCGCGCGCACGAAGGCAGCGCAGCAGTCGCGGCCGGTCAAAGCGCTGATCAACGAGGCGGTGGATCAGATCGACATGCTTTCGGGCGCCGTCGATCCCGTAACCATTGAAATGGTGCGCGCGTTCTATAGCGAAGGTTTCGGCCGTGCTAAATCGCGCGCCGACATCGCCGCTTTCCTCGCCTCGATCACCACCGAAGTGCAAAGCGCAATCCAGCCGCAGCTTATGGGCACGGCTCCAACACCGGGAGAGGTCATCAATGGCGCCCGCCGTCGCAGCGAAAAACAAGCCGAGCAGCAAGGGGACATCTTTGCGTCTCGGGCTCCTCGCGGGCGCAGCCCAGCGAGCCGGGAGACTGACGGGGAACGAGACGTTCAACGTGCAGGCACTCAAGATCAGCAGCGAGCTGGCGCGGCGCCCGTCGCCAGCCGCGAGCTTGCGCGAGTGGGAGAGCTATCTGGAAGCGCTGAACAGGCTTCCGGGCAGCGCGCCGAATCGCAGCCGCAAGATCGAAGCCGCCCGGCAGCAGATCGCAGCGAAACGAGCGCTCAACTAGACCCAGAGCTTGACGCGCTGGGCGTGGATAAGCCCATGCCCGGCTATGTGCCCATGTACGCCAAGAAAGGCGTGCCAGACCGGCCGGCAAACGACCGCATCCGCGTGGGCAATCGTGAGTTCGAGCTGCCGCCGCTCGACCGTCCGCAGCGCCGTGAAGGCATTCGCGTGCAGCTCGAAGGCATCATTGGTCCCCGGCTCTATGTCGGGAAGATCAAGGGCCAGTCGATGCTTGGTTTCTACCGCAAGAGCAATTCCGAAGTCCGCACCAAGGCGTATGACGACATCGAAGTGATGGCGCACGAAATGGCGCACTATCTCGATTTCCATTACACCCAGGCGGGCAAGTTCACCGCGTCCTATAAGGGGCGCAAGGACGTGAAAGACCTGTCCTACACGTCCAATCCTCGCGCCGTCGAGAAAGAGGGCTTTGCCGAGTTCGTGCGCCTCTGGCTCACCCAATACGACGAGGCGGTGCGGGCGGCGCCGGCGTATGTGAAGGAGTTCGAGGCGGTGTTGCGCACCGATCCGACCCTTGATCGCCAGATGCACCGGCTGCAAGAGCAAATGCACAAATGGTTCCTGCAGGGACCGCATGCCCAGCTCCGCGCCAAGAGCGGCGAGGAGTACACGCCAACAGAGCAGTGGATGCAGTTTGTGCAGTCCTATCCGCTCGAACGCGCGCGGCAGAACGTCATCGACAATATCCATGCGGCCAAGGTGGTGGAGCGCGTCACTACCGGCGACGTGGGCGATGCCACCACGTCCGCCTATAAGCAATTCCAGATGGCCAACGGCGCCGAGTCGACCTATTCGGCCATTGTTGAGTTCGGCACGCCGGTGCTCGATGTCGATGGCTCGCTGCAGTTCGGCGGCGAGTCGCTGATGCAGGTGTTTTGGCCCGTCGCCAAGCACGGCTGGAAGCGCTTCGATTTGCTGATGGACTATTTCAAGGCTCGGCGCGGCAAGGAATTGCTGGGGCAGGGCCGCGAAAAGCTGTTCACCCCGCAGGAAATCAAAGCCGGGCTCAAGCTGGGGCAGCAGTACCCGGAATTTGCTGCCGTGTTCGGCGCCTATCAGAAATTCAACCAGCGCATGCTCGACTGGTATGTGTCCATGGGGCTGATCACCGAAGCGCAGCGCGAGGCGTTCGGAGAGGCCAACAAGAGCTATGTGCCGTTCCACCGCATCACGAAGATGATTGCAGAGGGCGGCGCGTCGGCGGGCTCTGGCATTGGCCAGCGCCTTGCCGGTGGCACGGCCAACACTCGCGACATCGCGGTGAACATCGTTGAAGGGCTCTACTCGAACGTGCGCGGCGCGCTCGTCGCTCGCGCCAAGGCCACGATGTATAAGCAGATCATGGCCAGCCAGGACGGCGCCATGTTCGCCGCGAAGATCGGGCCGGACAGCAAGAAAGTCACCGTGATGCTGTCCGAGCAGGCCCGCAAGGTCGCGCAGGTGATGGCCGATCTGGGCATTGGCATTTCGTCCAACGGCTTCATCGTCAACGAGCCGGCCGTGGACAACGCAATCTATGACGTGAACGAGATTGCCGAAGTGCTCGAACAGCGCCCGGAATTGCTCGATTTCTGGTTGGTGAACCAGCCGCCCAAGACAGATGGCGATACCTACGTGGACAGCGCCATCATCGACGGCGAGAAGGTCTATTTTGAAGTGCGCGAGCCGTTGCTGGTGGACATGCTCACCGGCATGGGCGGCATGCAGATGGGCGCCGTGCTCCGCGCCTTCATGGGCGTGAAGAATATCCAGACGCGCGCCGTGACTGTCATGCCGCAATTCATGATCCCGAACCTCGTGCGCGACACGCTTTCGGCCATGGCGCTCTCCAAGAACAAGTTCCTGCCGGTGGCCACGTCGCTGCGCGGCATGTGGGACACCGTTACCAAGTCCGACACGTTCAAGGAGTTCATGTTGAACGGCGGCGGCTATGGCAACAGCGTCGAGGCGCGCACGGCCGAGACGCGCACCCGGCGCCAGCTCGACTTGCCGGCGCAAACCAATTGGGACCGCGCCGCCAAGGTGCTGGCCGGCTGGGATCGCATCAGCTCGTCGTTCGAGTATGGCACGCGAGTCGGTGACTACCGCTTGAGCCGTAAGGCTGGACGCTCACCCACAGAGGCGGCATGGCAGGCGCGCGAAATTTCCACCGACTTCTCGAAGATCGGCCGGGCCGACATTTGGGCCAAGTTCCTGCGCACCGTGCCCTTTGCAAACGCCGGCATTCAGGGCTTGGACAAGACCGCGCGCGAGCTGGCCGAAATGAAAGGCAAGATGACGGTCGGCAATCTGGTCAAGCTCAACGAGGCCAAGGCCAAGTTCCTGCTGCGCGGCTCGATCCTGACCGTGGCCACGCTCGCGCTCTGGCTACTGAACAACGACGACGAGCGCTATAAGGCGCTCACCGATGACGAGCGCTCGCGCTTCTGGTGGATTTACCTGCCGGGAACCAAAGCGCCGCTGAAAATTCCGCGCCCGTATGACATTGGCTATATCTTCGCCTCGATCCCAGAGCTGATGCTGAATTATGCCAAGGATAGGGACGGCAAGGCGGCGGCGTCACAGCTCGCATGGATCGCCATCAACACCACGCCGGTGGGTGAATGGCCCGGCCTCGTGCAGCCGATCATGGAAGCCCAGGCGAACAAGGATTGGCGCGGTGCGGCCATCGTGCCGGAATACATGGCGACCCGCGAGCCGCGCTATCAGTACAACGAGCGCACCCCGCTCATGTATCGCAAGCTGGGCGATCTGCTGAACGTGTCGCCGCTGATGGCCGAGCACTATGCGCAAGGGTATTTGCGCTATGTCGAGCAGATCACGGCCGACGCCACCGAAGCGCTGTTGTGGAACAAAGAGGCGTGGGGCGAAAAGCCGTTCGCGCGCTCGCCCATTGACTATGCCACGTTCCAGTTCACCGGCCGCGAAGTGCCATTCCGCACCAAATGGACCGATGGTTATTACGAGCTGAAACGCCGGGCCGAAGGCGCGCAAAGCGCATATACCGCGCTCAAGGCCGAAGCTCTGCACAATGGCGAGCCGCTGGAAGGGTTCTTGTCGAACGAGACGAACAAGGCGCTGGTGGCGGTCAATCGCATGTTCGGCCGCATGGATCGGCAACTTGCTGCCGGCGCCGACTTGGTGATGGCCATCACTTACGATCCGAGCCTTTCGCGGGCGGAAAAGGAACGGCGCATCAATGAGTGGTATGCCCAGAAGAACACGGCAATGGCCGGCATGTTTGAGCAGGTGGACACGATCTTGAAGGACATCGCCGCGCGTTAGCGGCGATGATCCAGCGCGCTATAGCCCTTGTCGATCATGTTGCTGGCGCGCTCGCGCAACGCCTCCCACTCGCCATCGTGGCCAAGCAGGCGATCCCAGACGAGATAGCAGACGCGATCAAAGAACCGGGCGAACCGGGTTTGGTCCATGCTCTCGAAATTTATGGACTTCGGGACAAAGTGCATGTTGCCCAGGTGATCGACGGAGCGGCGCACGTGGCCGGTGCCATACTTGCACCAGTCAAGAAAGCTGTCCTGATCCCCTTCCCACACACCGCCGTCAGCGAGGAGCTGATAGAGCGCGAAAAGCAGGCGGTGGTGGTGCGGATTGCGGGGCACATGGACCGTCACCATGGCCGGCTTGCCGCCCGACATATCTTCGAGCATCTGCCGGCCGTCCTCGTCCAGCGGGACGAGGCAGAGAACGCCGTTAAGGCGCTGTTTTGCGAACACTGCTTTGGATGACACGGCGCCCAAGCTCCAAGGAATGTGTTGAACAGGTGGTGTCGGGCTGGCCGTTCTGGTCGAGGAACCGCCACCCCTGCTGGTAAAGGCGCTCCATCAATTGCTCGACGCGATCCGCCTGCACGTTGTAGCTGGCGCGCGTGCAATGATCGCAACCGAAGTAAGCGCCATCACCCACGCGCCAGAGCATTACGACTGCCCCCGGTTCATGCCGGGCCGGCCGCGTGACGGCGGCGGCTGATCGGCCTGCTCGATGCGCTCGCGGTGCTTCACCGCGATGGCAAGAAGGCGGTCCCAATCCATCGGGAACATGGTTTCCTGATGCTTGCGGAACGGCGCCCACGCCTCCTCATAGTCGGCAATGGTGTCCATCAGGCCAAGCTCCTCGTCGGCGCGCTGCAGCACTTCCTCCGGGTCCGCGAATTGCTCTGCCGTGGCCGCTGGCGGTGTTTCGGTCGTTGCTGCAGGTGTTGGGCCGGCGTCGGGCTCGTCCTCGTCCTCCGTGGCCTCCTCGCGCGGCGCGGGCGGTGGCCCGCCTGATGTGCGCGGCGCGTCCGCAGCCGGAAGGTTGAGCCCCAGAGGGTCGATTGCGCCGGCGCCGGCGCCGTCCATGTCCTCCTCTGCCGCCACGCCGATCATGGGCGCCAGCGCATAGCGGCGGGCATAGGTGAGCGCGGCGCCAATCTCGCGGGGATGGGCGGTGATGACGCAAACGGGATATTCCGCTTCCATCCACTCCTCGCCATGCTGCAGCCGGGTGTCGAGCATCATCATGGTGCCGTCGATGCGAGGGAGCTGCATCACGGTGATGCCATTGGCCGCGAGCACTGGCCGGCATGCGTTGAGCAAGTCCGCGATGTCCGCATAGTGGTACTGTTTCGGCGCCGGCCGGCCATCGGCGCCGGTGTCCGTTGTCCAGCCCACCTTGCTCTTGCTGATGGCAGGAAATTCCGCCTGGGCGGCGGCGAGCGCCGCGTTGAAATTGGCGAGAGACTTACTGTGCTTCATTGGTCGGTGCCTCGTTCTCGCTGAAACCAAGATCGGCCAGCGCGTTGTCGATGTTGCGGATGACGGCGCCGGTGTGTTCGAGCACCGGCCGGTTGCTCTGGTGAGCTGCCGCGATATTGGCCACATTCACATAGACGCGGACGGCGCGCAGCAGATCGATAAGGCTGGCGACATCGGGCGGCAAAAGCAAATGGCCATCGTGCGACGTGGCTTTGGGGTTCAGCTCGCGCAGCAATTCCCAGAGCGCTTGCAGGCGTTCATCGCCCAGCTTGGCGATGAAGATCAGCGGCGTGTCATCCCAGCGCTTCCACGATGTCCCGCCATCGTCGGTTTTGCCGGGCGTGAGAACGCCGACCCTTTCGAGGTCGGCGCGGTCGATGTTCAGCATGGTGCGGCACAGGTCCGCAAACTTGAAAGCGTCCATGTCTATGCGTCCACGATCTTCATGCCCGCGACGGGCGTTTTCGAGCGGGCAATGGCGTCCGCCTTGTTCTGCAGCCATGTGGTGAAATCCTCGCCAGCCTTGATGGCGTCGATGAACGCGGCCTGATCGGTGATCACGCCCACCTTGCGCTTGGCCTTCGACACGGCGCGGCCATGGGCGCTGGCCACCTTTACCGGCGCCACGTGAACCGTCTCGACGGCGGCGGCGGCTTCCTCTGCAGCGGCGGCGGCTTCCTCCTCCGTGGCGCCCTGCTGTTCCATGCGTTTGGCGGTTTCGGCCGCAACACGCTGGCGCTCTGCCTCTGCAGCCTCGTCCGCCTCGCGCTTGATGCGGGCGGCTTCGGCGCGCTGGAATGTGTCGATGGCGTTCACCAGCGACTTGGTGACGGTATCGAGCGAATCGAGGATCGGTTTCCACTTCGCCTGGACGCGGGCGGCGGCTTCATCGTGCGGGCGCTTCTGCTCGTCACGCTTGCCATCCGCGATCTTGCGCAGCGAGCGCGTGTCCGTGACGATGGTTGCAGCCTTTTCGGCCTTCTCCATGCTGTTCAGTGCGCCCAGCTCGTTGGCCTTTTCCACCAGCGACGTGGCCTTTGCCAAAATCGTCTGGTGGTATGGGTCGAGGGGTTCGCCGTTCTCGTCCACCATGTTGCCGCCCTGATCGGCCGGCGTCGTCGGAATGATGTCCAGACGCTCCTCCTCGCTCATTTGGCGGGACTGCTTGCCGTCGCCGGGCCAGATGCCGGACGCGAGCGCGGCATGGTAATCGGCTTCGAGCACGGCGGCGCACTTCGGCCAGGACGAGGCAAAGAACGCCTCGAAGTCGGGCGCCTCGTTGTCCATCGGATCGCGGCGCCCGATCTTGAGCATGACGCGCTCGCCATCATGCCAAATGGCCACCGGCGCGTCGGCCTTGGTGCGTGCGGCCATGATGCGCCAATAGCCGTCAACGGGCTCGTCGGACGTGTCGCGCGAGAGAGTGCTGGGCGCATCAATGGACGGCACAAAGCCAGCCGCAATCGCGTCCAGCTCTTTGTTCCAATAGCGATAGTTGGTCTTGCTCATGGCTTATTCTCCCTGCCTTGGCAGCATGATTTGAGCGGGCGCGGGGCCGCTCACTTCGATGGTGTAGCCACCATGGCTCCCGCGCGTGATCTTGGTCTTGAGCCCGGCCCGGCGCTTGTCGGTCGCGGGGTCGATGCCGTTGATCTGTTCGAGCACTTCGCGTTCCATGCGGGCGCGCAGCTCGTCCTCGCCCACATGGGCGCGGAAACTAATTTCATTCGCGACGATCAGCATTACCATCTGGGGCAGGCTCCTCGTGTGGGTGAACGTCCTCGCCTTCGACGGCGCGGCGTGCGTCGTCGTCATTGATCTTGGTGAGAGCGCGGCGGGCGCGCTCCCGGTTCTCGCGCATAAGCTGCTGGCCGGGCGTTTCCATCGCCCGCGCAAAGCTCGTGCGCTTCCAGCCCTTGCCCATGCTACTGCGCGCCCTGCAGCGCTTCGATGGCCGCAGCGACGGCGCCATATTTGCGCTTGCTGGTGTCGGCCGTCAGCTTGTGGCTGATGTCGATGGGCTCGATTGCTGCCATCTGTTCAGCGGCGAAGTGCATGGCCGCGTGCGCGTCCTTGATCTTCGACAGGCTGGTGATGATCTGGGGAATGGTCTGCATTGTTGGTTCTCCGTGTTCGAGCAAAGCGCCCGGTGCTGCCCACCGCGAAGGCGGGCAGGGCGAGGCGTTCAGTCAACGTCAATCGGCGCGTCTTTCGGCAAGCTGGCGTTGTAGGCGTCGGCCGCTGCCGCCATACGCGCCAGTTCCTCGCGGGCGATTTTGCGGCCTTCCGGCGTGCCGGCGTCGAGCGCAAAGAGTAGCGCCGGCAGGATGCCAGACCATGTGGGCGTTACGTCGATGTAGCGGACTTCTTTGATGGGCGAGTCGGTGGTGGTCATTTGGTTTCTTCCAGCCATGCGGCGCAGTGTGGTTCGACATCGACGGGCGAGACGTATTCAAAATCCGCATCGAAGGCGCAAAGATCGTCGGCCAGCTCGGCTGCAGTCATGCCGTGCAGCGCCTTGTTGGCGTCAAAAAACCCCTCGGCCTTGGCGGTGCCCAGCGAGCTGAACACGGCGGTGCGGATTTCGTCGGGCGTCGGCTTGGTGCGGTCTTTCACGGCAGTGGGCTCCATTCCCCTGTTAGCCACCAGACGGCGGCGAATATGCCGACGAAAACCGCCAGCACCTTGTTGCAATTGACTGGCTTGGCCAGCCACCACGCGAAGCGATCAAAGGGGGTCATTGCACTGCCTCCCACGCCCGGATGACGGCGGCAATCTTGGCCGCGTTGTCTTTCCCGAAGCGCCGCGCCTCGTCGCGCAGCTTGGTTAGCTCGTGCGCCAATGTCCCATGATCATTCGGCGCGATAACGTGTTCCATTTAGATCGTCCTATCTTGTCGTGTCAACGGGGTTGCGATACAGATAAGGATGACGCGAACGAGTTAAGGAATGGTGAACGCCATGGCCATGCGTGACGATCTGTTGCGGTTAATAACGAAATATCAAGAGCTTACGGGTGAGAGCGACTCGTGGATTTCCAACAAGCTGTTTGGCAACGGCACCAAGCTGCCGGCCTTTCGTGAAGGTGGCGGAATGGACATTGCTGTCTATGAACGCGCCATTCACTGGTTCACCGAAAATTGGCCCAAGGGGAAGCGGCACGAGTGGCCGTCCGGCGTTCGCAAGGTGTTCGTGCTGATGGCTATCAAGCCGGCGTCGGACTATCGCGCCACGACTGACGAGGAGGTCTAAATGGAGTGGAAGCAATTCCATCACCTGCCGACCGGAACGAACGAGTGGTGCCTGATCCTCGACACTATCACGATGGACGAGGCCACGGTTGCGGCCACGATCAAGGCGCTGATGGCAATGCCGAAGCCGACCGATCTTTATTGGGCGCTCGTCGGCGCCGTGTCCGAGTTGGGCGAGTTGAAGCGCAAGGCTGACGCCGAAGCGGCCGAGAAGATGCGCCGGCGCCAGCGCTGGGAAGATGCGAAGTGGAGCACCGACGCCAACGGCTTCGAGACATCGGGAATGGGTTCTGCAGGAGAAGCGCGCGCCCGGCAGGAGTATGGGCAGGCTGATCTTGATGAAATGCTGCGGCGCATGAGAGAGCGCATGGAAGCGCAGATGAATGGCGCATTTCGTGGCGCGTTCTATGGGTTCGACTTTGGCCGCGAGGAGAAGCGCGAGGCGCCGAAGGCAAAGACCAATTACACCGGCCGCAATTGGTGGGTGGTGATCGGCTGCAGCCAGGGCGACAACCGCGCCGCCATCAAGGCGGCGTATCGCAAGCGCGCCATGGAAATTCACCAGCAATCGCTTGGCGAGGAAGCCATGAAGGAGCTGAACGTGGCGAAGGATTTGGCCTTCAAGCTGGTGCTCGCCTGATGGCTCGCGAGGTCAAGGAGTGGATCGGTAAGAACGACGACCATGTGCCGCCGCCGCGTGTCCGTGATCGCGTGTTTGAGCGCGAGCATGGGCGTTGCCATAAGTGCGGCCGGACCATCGACGCGCAGGGCGGCGAATCGTGGACGCTCGAACACCTGATTGCGCTGATCAACGGCGGCGAGAACCGCGAGCGCAATCTGGCCTGCACCTGCAGCTTTTGCCTGCCCGCGAAGAACCGCGAGGATATGGCCATTAAGAAAAAGAACACCCGCGTGCGCTACAAGGCGCGCGGGATCAAACCGGCCCGCAACGGTTTCGCCACCAACCGGAACGGGCTGTTCAAGCGCAAAATGGATGGCACGGTCGTAAGGAGAAAATGAAATGCCAAAGATAGACGTTGAGGCGCTGCGGGCTCAAATGCTGGGGTCACTGGAAGAAGCCGCGAGGGACTTCAATGCCGTGGCCCCGGCAGAGAAAGCGCAGGTTCGTGCCGCTGCCGCTCAAGTAGAGCTGCATGTGTGGCTGGCGGTCGAAAACGAGGAACACCAGACGCCGGGGCAGGACATCGCCACCGCGCTTGCGTCCACCGTGGCCAGTGCATTCGGCCAGTGCTTTGAGGGGCTGACGGAGAAAGAGGCGATGATGATCATTTCCCATTTCTGCACGCGCTTCGCCAATTCGTTTCTGGCGGTCATCGCAGAAGATGGCGCGGTTGTTAGTGGGCCGAGCGTGGCGATGTCGGATTTCCGGGCGCAATAATGGCTGAACGACATCACGACTTCACCACTGTGGAGCGGGGCGGCAAGACGTTCTCCGCTGCCACGATCCGCTGCAGCGTCGAGGGCTGCGGCGAGCATGACGAGCTGGTGAACACCAACCAGCGCCGCCTTTCGCCAGATCAATGCACTCTCAAGTGGAAGCGCATAGGCTGGTTCGTGGGGAGAAACGCCGGGCGCGATCTGTGCCCGGATCACAACAAGAAACAGAAGGGGAATGCCATGTCTGCAAATGGGCGCAATCACGGCGGCGCCGGCCGGACCATCGGAGAAATTTACAAGGACGAGCCAGCCGTCCCAGCCAATACGCGGCAGGTGCTCGACACGCATTCGGTGGACAAAGGCGGGGTGGTGACGATGCTTCCGAGCGAACGCATGCGCGCGGCGCCGGGGCTCGAAAGCGACAGCATCGCGCCGCGTGTCATGGATCGCGAGGAGAAACGCATTCTCTTTGGCGAGCTTGACGCCGCCTATCAGGATGCAGAGCATGGCTATAAGGCCGGCCACTCCGACAAATCGGTGGCCGACGCTCTGGGCGTTCCCATCGTCTGGGTTCGCCAGCTCCGCGAAGAAATGTTTGGCCCGGCCGAAGGTGATAAGACCATCAAGGAGCTGGCCGCACTACTTGAGCGCCAAATTGCGCTCGAAACGAGCATCAACGAGGCGAAAGACTTGCTCGCCTCGCTGCTGAAAGAGGCGCAGAGCATCAGCATTCGCCTCACCGACCTGAAAGCCAAGAAGGGATAAACCAACGTGTCCGACACCAAGAAATCTGGAAACAAGTCCATCATGGAAGTGCTGCGCCGCATAGATCGCGGCCAGTTCCTCGCTGATCTGGATCAAGCGATTCGCGATGGCGCGCTTGCTATCGAGGAGAACGGCGGCGGCAAGGCTTCGCTGACCATCAAAATCAACATGGCATCGAAGGCCAAGACCGATGCGCTGCAGATCAGTGGCGCCCTGGACGTGAAGTTGCCGAAGCGCACGCGCATCGACGCCATCATGTTCCTTGATCCTGAAACCGAAGAAATCGGCTCGATGGACAAACGCCAGCCCGTCATGCCGTCCGTTGTTGAGTCGGACGAGCTGAACGAGCGCCGCATGCGCTCCAACCTTCGCGGCGACGACTGATGCTTGTGGCCGGGCGCTCGTGCGCCCGGCTTGGTGGCAACAGTGCCAAGACCGCCATAAGGAGAAACCCATGGCAAAGACTGACGAAACGAACACCGACCGCGCCGACGCCCAGAGCGGCCCGGCCACGCTTAACACCGCGCCGCGCAGTGCGGTGGTGGTGGATTTTGCTGATCTGGCAAGCTGGGTGCAGCGCCATCTTGTTTCCGAGCCGGTGAAGCTCGAAAACGGCGACACGCTCTATCTCGTGGGCGGGCCGGACGGCGTGCGCGAGGTCAAGGTGAACGCGCTCAACCCGGTGGCGCCGGATTTTATTACCGGCTCCGAGACGTTCAATGAGCCCGATTCGCTCGTGACGTACCTGCAGGCGTTCAACACCGACACCACGCTTGTCATTGCCGATCTGGCTGGCCGCAAGTTCGTTGCCCAGATCGACTATCATGACCGCAACGGCCCGCATCTGAACCGCCACCACGCCACGCTGCTGACGCCCTACGACGACGACTATGCCGCGTGGAAAAAGGTGATCGGGCAGGACATTCCCCAGGCCGAGTTCGGCAATTGGTTCGAGGACATGCTGCACACGGTCTATGTCCCGACCGATGACGAGCTTGAGCACGGCGGGCGTGCCGGCATGGTGGCGCCGGGCGATCTCCTCGACATGCTGAACACGATCCAAATTCAGCGCAACGTCGAGGTCAAATCCGTGGTCAATACGCGGGATGGCACGATCAAGATGCGCTATGAGGAGGACGATGCGGCCGACATTCTGCTGCCGCGTGAAGTGCTCCTGCAAATGCCCATTTTTGCCGGCACTCCCGAAATCGCGCTGCTCGCCAAGCTGCGCTATCGCGTTGCCCAGGGCGGTGGCGTGTTCTTCCGCTGGGCTATCCCCGGCCTCCCGAACATCGAGCGCAACGAGTTCCGCAAGATCGGCCACGACATCAGCGAACGCGCAAACGTTCCGGTTCTGTACGGGCTGACTGGCTCGCGCTGATCCTCGATAATGATCCTGCCCGGCGCGCTCCTCGTGCGCCTGGCTTCTACATGGGGCCACCAATATGCCGATTATCAAGCGGCGCAGTCGTGACAGCGTTGCGCTCATTCCCAATCATGTTGCAGACGACGAGCGCCTGACCTTCGAGGCTCGCGGCGTGCTGCTCTATCTGCTGGCCAAGCCAGAGGGCTGGCAGGTGCAGACGAGCGACCTGCAGCGCAAGGGTGGCATCGGCCGCGACAAGGTGCTGCGCATCATCGGTGAGCTGGAAGCGGCGGGCTATATCGTCCGCGAGCGCGCCAGAGGCGAGGGCGGCGCTTTCACCGGCATGAATTACGAGGTTCACGACACCGCTTTGCCACGCCCTGAAAACACGGACGTGGATGCACAACCGTGTTTACCGGAGGAGGCTGAACCGGAGGCGGCAAACACGGACGCCTATAAAGAACACACAGAAGAAAAACACACTCTCCCCCCTACCCCCCAAGGGGGGCGGAAGGGGGTTTTTGATCGTCTATGGGAAGCGTGGCCGGTGGATCACCTGCCGGACAATCGGGAATACTGCCAGAAGCAATTCGCCAAGCTCTCCGATGTCGAGCAAGCCTATGCCGAGGAGGTTGTGGACGTGTACCGGCGCCGGTGCGCCATTCGCGGCGCCCATCCTCGCATGATCCCCTACATCAAGGAAAAGCGGTTCCTCGATCTGGTGGACGCGCCCGAAATGGACAAGGACGGCGATTTCATCATCACGCCAAAGCACCGGCTTGAATGGAGCGAGTGGCTTGGATCGCTGCGCAAGGGACGCGACAAGATCGGCGCCGACAAGGCGGTGGCCTATCACGTCCAGCTTGGAAAAATCATCGTCAAGACCCGGTGGCCTGATGGCTTCGGGCGCCTACCGAAAGCAGAATGACATGGGACGCCGCACCAAGGGCAAGTTCGCCAAAATCCCGCGCAGCCTCTACCGCACGTTTGACCCGCGCGCCGTGGCGCCGCTCCTGCCGCACCTGATGCCGCGCACCAAGTTCTACGAGCCATGCGCCGGCCATGGCGATCTTGTGACCCAGCTCTATGACGCTGGCCACGATTGCACCGGGCAGGCCGACATCGTGCCGCACGGCGATCTGATGATGAAGCGCAACGCCCTGGCACTGACGGAGGCGAAGCTGCCAGAGGAAACCACGCACATCATCACCAATCCGCCGTGGGATCGGCCGATCCTGCACCAGCTCATTCCGCTGTTTTCCGATCTGCGCCCCACGTGGCTGCTTTTCGATGTCGATTGGGCTTTTACCAGCCAGAGCGCGGAATTTGCCTCGCGCCTTCGCCTCGTTGTGGCAGTGGGGCGTGTGTGCTGGATGCCGGACACATATCCGCAAGTAGGCTACGACTCGGTGGCATGGTATCTGTTCGACAAGCCCAGCCATCGCGTGCCGCGCTTCATTCCCATGCGGGCGCCAGATGCCTAGTCGGATGCGCCAGACAAGCATGCGGCTTCGCTCTGGCGAGCGTGTCCAGTGCTCGACCGTCGAGCACTTTTGCGAGCACTGCGACGCGGCAAACGCGCCATATGGGGACCGGCGCGGCTGGTGGTGTGGTTGGAACGGTAAAGACGCGGTGTGCAAGGTCGATCCGGTGGCGACGGCGCCAAAAATCCTGTAAGCCAATTGGCCAAGCCCCACGTCGCGCAAGGTTTGGTCCCTCATGTCCGTTACTGCACAACAGCTCGCCAAGATTGCCGGCAAGCCGATCAACGACAACATGGTGTCTATCGAGGTCGCACTGGATGCTTACGGGGAGCGCTTCGGCCTCACCGCGCTGCATCGTCTGGCCCATTATGTCGCCCAGCTCGCTCATGAGAGCGGCGCGTTCCGGTATGACCGGGAAGTCTGGGGGCCAACGCCGGCGCAAGAGCGCTACGACACCCGCACTGATCTGGGCAACACGCCAGAGCGCGACGGCGATGGAGAGCGTAACGCCGGCCGTGGCCCGCTGCAGATCACTGGCGGCGCCAACCTTCGCGAGTTTACCGCCTGGGCGCGCAAGAACATCGACCCGAACGCGCCGGATTTCTTCGCCAACCCCGACCTGATCAATACCGATCCGTGGGAAGGCGTCGGCCCGCTCTGGTATTGGAGCACGCGCAAGCTCAACGGCTATGCCGATGACAACGACATCGAAATGATCACTCGCCGCATCAATGGCGGGATGAATGGTTTTGCTGATCGCCTGCACTGGTACGTCCGCGCCGCGCTCGTCCTTGCAGGATATGCGCCCGACGCCATCAAGTCTTTCCAGATCGACGCGCAGCGCGCCGGGCTCCTGCCGGCAGACGAGCCCGGCAAGCCGCCCCAGATCGACGGCGTGGCCGGCCCAAAGACCCGCGCCGCGCTCCACATGACGCTGGCTCGCCAGCAGCCTGCCAGCAAGCCGGTGGTGGAAGCCAAGCCGGCGCCGGTGACAGAGGAAGTCGAGACGCCGGTGGTGGTAGCGCCAAAGAACGCCGACAAGACGCTGTGGACGCGCCTCAATGGTGCGTGGGCCATCATCGCCGTGCCGTTCGCTGCCTTCGGCCAGCTCGAAACCGGCTGGAAGATTGCTCTTGTCGTCGGCACCGTGGCGTCGGTCGGCTTCCTGCTCTGGAAGGGCGAGCGAATCGCCGCCCGTATCAAAGCCGTGGCCAAGGCGTTCGAGGCATGATCGCGAAGCTCAAAACCTATCTCGCGATGGCCGGCGCCGTGGTGCTCGCCATCGCTTTCGCATGGTGGAAGGGCCAGAGCACTGGCCGCGCCGTCGAGCAGGCCAAGGCAGCGGTGAAAGAGCGCGAGGACGTGAAAACCGTCAACGAGGTTCGCACTGTCACCAAGGGCATGTCGAACGAGAAGCTGGACGAGGAGTTGTCGAAATGGACAAAGCAAAATTGATCGGCGCCGTGGTGCTGGCTGGCTTCCTTGCCGCCTGCAGCGCAACCACATCAGGCAATCTCTGCAGTGCCGTGCCGATCATCGCTGATCCGGGCGCCAATGAGCGCTGGACGCGCAGCGAGAAAGAGCAGGTTGTTGGGCTCAACAATGCTGCCGTTGATATTTGCGGCATCCGCCCGCTGAAATCGTAACCTATCCGGCCGAGCGCCGTTCTTGCCTACAGGGGAATGCTCTCGATGGAGGGTGAAATGACGCTCAAGCAGTTTGTCGAGAGCACATATTTCAAGGGGCTGGCCCGCCTCTGCATGATCATAGTCGTTCCGGCGCTCTTGAGTGTCGGCGGCTTCATCCTCACCCTGATGGGTGACGTGGCCGGTGTTAAAAGCACGCAAGCGGCCCGCGCGCAGGATAATGACCGTTTCCAGGCGGCGATAAGCAGCGACGTGGGAGAAGTCAAAGACGGCATCGCCGGCGTGCAGACAGACGTGGCCGGGGTAAAGCTGGACGTGGCAACCATCCGGGGCATTCTGCAGGAAATGCAGCGCCGCGACACGGCAATGGCGAACGCGCGCCCGTACCAGCTCAATCAATGAAGCGTCCCTATCCGCCACCAGTCCCAGAGGACGAGGACGCCTTTGCCGCGTCCGCTCCATTCATTCCGGCGCCAGAGCTGGACGAGTGGGCGCGGCAGACGTTTATCGAGGAGGACGATTCGCCGCTCTACAACGAGGAGCACCGCCACCTGATGGTGGCCAAGATCGGTTTCCTCTGGGCGCGCGTCACCAACTCCAAGAACGGCATGCAGGTGCTTGGCCAGTGCGAGTTCCGCCCGCCGAACACCATGGGCAAGTGGCCACGCGCTCGCGCCCAGATGCAGCTCGATGAATGGTTTCCCCAATACAAGCTCTTGGGGCTCGATTTCCTAATCACCATCGACGCCAACTATGCCGAGGAGTGTTCGGACGCCGAGTTCTGCGCGCTGATCGAGCACGAGTTGCTGCACTGTGGCCAGGAGCGCGACGAGTTCGGCGCCCCGAAGTTCTCGCGGGCCAGCGGCATGCCGGTGTTCGCCATGCGTGGCCATGACGTGCAAGAGTTCGTGTCCATCGTCAGCCGCTATGGCGCCGATGCTGCGCACGTTCGCGCCATGGTGGACGCGGCCAATAAAGGGCCGGAAATCGCCCATGTTCACGTCGCCCAAGCGTGCGGGACGTGCTTGCTGCGAGTCGCATGATCCGATAGATTGCGCTGTCTAAATCAGTCGCATCATCATGGGAGATTGCGATATGGCCGAAACCACCGGCATCGAGTGGACTGACAGCACGTTTAATCCGTGGTGGGGCTGCACCAAGATCAGCCCGGCATGTGACCACTGCTACGCCGCCGACCTCGACAAACGCACTGGCGGCGATCATTGGGGCAACGTGCCGCGCCGCCGCACAAGCGAGAAAAACTGGAACGAGCCGCGCCGCTGGCAGCAGCGCGCGGCCGATTTCGTGGCAGAGCACGGACGCAAGCGCCGCGTGTTCTGCGCGTCCATGGCAGACGTGTTCGACAATCAGGTTGATCCGGCTTGGCGCGATGATCTGTGGGCGCTCATTCGCGAGTGTCCCGATCTGGACTGGCTGTTGCTGACCAAGCGCCCGCAGAACATCAGGAAGATGCTGCCCGACTATTGGGACGATGTGAAAGCGTCGATCTGGCTTGGCACCACCGTGGAAGATCAGGAGCGCGCGGATAGCAATATCCGGCATTTGCTCAAGCACGATTCGGCGGTGCGCTTCCTTTCGTGCGAGCCGATGGTTGGGCCAATTGACCTGACTAACATCAGCATGGGCAGCGGCTTTGGCCTCAATGTCCTGGCTGGCTACATGCACGATTTCGGTGTGCCGCACTGTGACATCGAGAACCGTGTTGATTGGGTGATTGCTGGCGGCGAGAGCGGCCCGCATGCGCGCGTGGCCGATCCGGCATGGTTCCGCCAGCTCCGCGATCAGTGCGCCCACGAGGACGTGCCCTTTCTGTTCAAACAGTGGGGCAATTGGGACGAGAACATGCAGCACGTGAAGAACAAGAAGGACGCCGGCCGGCTCCTCGACGGCGTGACGCATGACGGCTATCCGGTGACGCCATGAGCTTGCTGGGCTTCAAAGCTGTGTTCGCCGGGCCGGTGGAGCGTCGGGAGAAGCGCCGCACGATCCGAAAGAGTGTCAATGGCCACGCTGTCGGCCGCGCCATCCAGCTCTATACCGGGCTCCGCACCAAGACGTGCCGCAAGCTGTCGGCCGTCGATCCTGTCTGCACGTCCATCGAGCCCGTCGAAGTCATCGAAAACGCCTCGTGCGTGATTATTGGCAAGGCGGTGGTGCGCGGCGACGATCTGGTGGCGTTCGCCCAGGCGGATGGCTTCACCGATTTGGTGTCGTTCTTCGAGTTCTTCCACCAGCCGGACGGCTCTCCGTTCAAGGGCTTCCTGATCCAGTGGGATTGGCAATGAAAGTCACACGCGAGCGCAAGCTGACTGTGTTCCGCAAGTTCACGTCCACCACCTGCCCGGCCTGCAGCGGCGATAAATCCCGCCTGCATTGGCTCTGCATCCCCTGCCAAGCCGTCGCGCCGTGGCATGCTCGCCTCGTTCTGGGGATAGCGTGCGCGGCGCACGTGCTGGCTGCAGAGGCGCACATTCGTGCGGCCAAGGCCAATCGCCAGTGAAGCCGCCCGACGCCAAGGAGCGCCTGCGCGAGAAATACCGCAAGCGCTACGCCAACCGCATGAATGACACCGGCGCCGCTGATGGAGTGATCCGCCAGCGGCGTCTCGACGCAATCGCCAAGAAGCTGCGCCAGGGCGTGGCTGAAACCAAGGAGAACGACAAGTGATGCTTTGGATTTGCATAATCCTCGCCGTCATCGTCGCGGTGGTCTTTGCCATCGTGAACGCCGGCAATGACAGGGACGATCTGCCATGAACCAGTTCCTCACCACCGGCAAAGAGCCGGCACCGCGCTATCCCGCTCTGCGCAAAGCCGCGAGCTGGCTTGTCGCCTTCCTCCTCGCTCCCTGGCTCGTCTATGCCTTCCTGATCTATCTCGATTGGGTGGCCTGCATCGTCGGATGGCTGAAATGAGCACCATCAACCACCGCGAGCCCGGAGAGTTCGGAGACGGCGCGACGATGCGCAGCGCGAACGATCTTACCCGCCCCATCATGGGCATTGAAAACCGCACGCCGGCCGAAGTGTTCGCCATCATGGTGGCCCGCATCGAAGGCGCCGGCGTTGTGCCATTCGGCGTGCAGCCCGATCAGCGCGAGCCCATCAATGGGATCATCAGCGCATGGATGCCCGAACAAGACCCGCACCGCCTCGCCGTGCTTGGGAAGCTCGCAGAGGAATGCAACGAGCTGGCCGGCCGCGCCGTCCGCTGCATCATCCAGGGCATTGACGAGAAAGACCCCGCAACCGGCCGCACCAATCGCGAGGAGCTGGCCCGCGAGGCGTCCGATGTCGAGGCGTGCTTGGAAATGCTCGAAGCCCGCATGCTCGTCAGCCGTATCACCAGCCGCGTGGCCGATAAGTACGATGGGTTTAAGCGCTGGCATGGCCTGATCGACGCGGCGCCGAAGACGGCGCGTTTCGACGCTGGCGATGTCCGTGGTACAAGCGGCGAAACCCAAGACCGGACTTAGACCGCGACCATGGCCAAGGCGAAGCTCTCCAACGATGTGAAAACCTTTATCGTGCAAGCGCTCGCGTGCTTCGATAGCCCGCTCACTGTGGCCAAATCGGTCAAGGAGGAGTTCGGCATTGAAGTCACGCGGCAGCTTGTCGAGAGCCACGATCCGACGAAAGCAGCCGGCGCCGATGTCGCCAAGCGCTGGAAAGAGCTGTTCGAGGCCACGCGCAAGACGTTCCTTGATGACACCAGCTCCATCGGGATCAGCCACCGCTCCGTGCGTATTCGCTCCCTGCAGCGTTATGCCCAGACGGCCGAGAAGCAAGGCAACCTGCGGCTCGCGGCCGAGCTGATGGAGCAAGCCGCCAAGGAAATGGGCGATGCGTACACGAATCGGCGCATTCTCACCGGCAAAGACGGCAATCCGCTCGTCCCCACGCCCATCGCGCCCGTCAACAGTGCAGACATCGCCCAGGCGGTGAAGGAAATCGGAGGAATGTTCCTTGGCAAACGGTGAAACAGACTACAGCAAAGTGCATTCGCTGGCCGAGACGCGGCAGGCCGAGTTCACGCGCCAGACGCCGCGCGAAATCCTTCTGGAAATGCTGGGCAAGCTGGATCGCGGCGAGCTGGACCCAGACTGCATGGTCATTGCCTATGGCTATTGGGACAAAGACGACGAGCGCTGCAACGGCTACGCGGCCGGTGGCATGGACATGCTGGCAGGCTACGGCGCCATGTATGCAGCGCTCAACATGATGTCCAACGGGCGCTAGAATAAACGCCTCCCGCGCGAGGGAGAGAACGGAATTACAGGCCAGAGCGGGGCTGGAAGAAATGAAATGCTCCGTTTCGCTAAGTGGCCCCAGCTAAGGGATTGAAAACATGGACCGCCGCAAATTTCTCATGGGAGCCGTTGCCGCTGCAGCTCTGCCGGCCGTGGCGCCTCTTGTTCCTGCAGCCGCCAATGTGGCGACGGCGGCGCCCCCTGCCACCGGCGTGATAGCCAGCCGCAATGTGCTCCTGTCCGCCGATGTCGTTGCAGCCGAAGCTCTGCGCATCCTGCGCGCGCCCAACCCGTTCTATGCTCACCTGATGGATGACGAGGAATGAGACTGCGCGGCTATACCGACAGCACCGACTTTCACCTGATCACACTGGTGGCCATGATGCTCGACCGCGATGCGTGGAGCTGCGAGTGGACGTGGACCGAATGGCGCCTGTCCGTTGGTTATATCTGGTATGACTGCCCGATGTTCTATCTGCAGATCGGCCCGCTCTGGGTGGGCCTCGACTGAATGCTGCATATCCCGCCACGCCCGCGCGTTCTTCCTCAATGGTCCGAGCTGACCCCAGCTCAAAAGGCGGCAGTGCGCGCGTTGTGCGAGGCGAGCTTTCCAGCCTTCACCCGCATGGCGTTCTGGTTCGTCCAGAACATGGAGCTGGTCTGGAATTGGCACCACACATACATTTGCGAGGAGCTGCAGCGCGTCTATGACGGCGACGAGCGCTTTCTGATCATCAATGTGTCGCCGGGCTCGACCAAGACCGAGATTTTCTCGATCCACTTCCCCGCCTGGGCGATGCTCAAGAGCGTTGCCGCCAACCGCATCGAAAAGGGCAGCGCGTTCTCGACCCGGTGGTTGCCGCTCTCCTACTCCGACGATCTGGTGAAGGAGAACACGAGCCGCGTGCGCGACATCATCACGTCCGAGTTCTATCAGGAATGCTGGCCGATGCAGGCCAGCGAGGACATGTGGCAAAAGTTCAACTGGAAGGCCAAGGACGAGCACGGCAACACGCATTCCATGTACGGCACCACGCCCGAAGGCCAGCCGACCGGGCGCCGCGCCGGCTTCATGGTGGACGATGTGTTTACCGGCGCCATCCTCGTTGACGATCCCATGCCGCCCAAGATCGACGGCAGCTTTGTGAAGATGCAGCGCAGCAACACGATGACCAACCGCATCGTCCGCTCGCGCCGCGCCTTGCCCACGGTTCCGATCATCATGCTGCAGCAGCGCATCGGCATTGGCGACACCACCGATTTCCTCACCAGCGACAAGAGCCCAGACAAATACCGCAAGGTGAAAATCCCGGCCGTGCTCGACCGCGCCTATGTGGCCGAGCTGCCGCCATCGATCCGCGAGCTGGCCGTGGCCGATACTGGCTTCACCGACAAGCCGGTGTCATATTGGGAATGGAAAGAGCCGCTGGCAGAGCTGCAGCAGCTCCAAAAGGCGGACACCTATTTGTATTCCTCGCAGTATCAGCAAGACCCTGACGAGAGCCTGCTTGAAGGGCTGATCTACCACGCCGAAGTGCAAGCGCTCCTCGAACGCGGTGGCGCCAAAACCTTTATCCCCGTCGAGCCGTCGCTGCCTGTCCATACGATCTGGGACTTGGGCATGAACGACGATATGAGCATCTGGCTTTTCCAGCTCCATGGCTTCGAGATAAGGCTGATCGCCTTTTACAAGAACAACGGCCAGACGTTCCCGCACTATGGCAACTGGCTCCACGACTTCCGCGACAAGTTCGGCATCCGCTGGGGCAAGCATCATGGTCCGCACGATTTGAACGTGCGCGAGCTGGGCCAGGACGAGCCAATCAGCCGCGCCGATGTCGCCAAGCGGGATTATGGCATCCCATTCGTGACGCACGAGCGCCCGAAGGTGAAGCGTGACGCCATCGACGCCCTGCGCCCGCTGTTCCCCCGCATCTGGATCGACATCAACCGCTGCGAAGTGGACTGCCTGCAGGGCTACAATGGCCGGCCCGAAGGCGCGACATGGCGCGAGGGGCGCGGTGGATGGAGCGCGCTGCAGAAGTATCAGCGCGAGTTCAACCCAGAGCGCGAAGTGTTCAGCGTCGAACCCCTGCACAATTGGGCGTCTCACCCGATGGATGCTCTGCAAATGCTGCGTTTCGTGGTAACTGATCCAGCCAAGACGCGGACGGAATTGAAGCCAAACAACCACGACAGGCGGGGCACATGGTCAAACAGGTAGCGGGCGCCGGCAAGCCCAAGCGGGCGATGAAGCCGGGCAAGCCGAAGAACACAGAGCAGATCGACCTCACCACCAACTCGCCGTTCTACGAGCGCGAGGAGGACAGCGAGGAGAACATTCTGCGCGAAGCCCGCGACCGCGCCACCTATGGCATCGGCTACTGGCAAGAGCAGTGGGACGCATGGAAAAGCGACCTCGACGCCATCGACGGCAGCGGCCAGTGGTCAAGCGAGGAGCAGGCCAAGCGCATCAGCGAGGATCGGCCGGCGCTGATCATCAACACGTTTGACCAGTACATTTCGCAAGTGCTGGGCGATGGCCTGCAGAACCGGCCATCCATTCAGGTGATCCCCGGCGATAGCGAGAGCCAGGGCGCCATGGTCAACGCAACGGACGGCCTTTCCAATTTCAGCATGGCGGAAGTCTATGAAGGGCTGATCCGCAATGCCGAGTATGAGAACGGCGCCGAGCACCACTATGACACCGCCCTGCAGCACGCCATCGAAACCGGCATGGGCTGGCTGCGCGTCGGCACCGCCTACGGCAAGGGCATCACGTTCGATCAGGACTTGAAGTTCAGCGCGATTCGCAACCGCTGGTCAGTGATCGCGGACCCCGACGCCATGGAGCCCGATTTCAGCGATATGAATTGGGCGTTCCTGTTCCATGAGCGCTCCCGCGCTGAGTTCGAGAAGCGCTGGCCCGACGCCGGCGCCGATGGCGTTGCCGAGCTGGGCGATGCTGGGAAGTGGTGGGCCAATCAGGACACGGTGTAGATCGCGGAATATTTCGAGCGCATCCCGACCGTGCGCCGCCTCCTGCAGCTCACTGACATGCGCGTCATGTGGGAAGATGAAGTCTGGGACATTCTGGACGAGCTGCAGCAGCAGAACATCACTGTGCGCCGCTATCGCAACATCGAGACGCATGTGGTCTATCGCCGCCTGATCACCGGCGTGTCGATCCTCGAAACCAAAAAGCGCTGGGTGGGCTCCACCATCCCGATCATCCCGGTGGCCGGCAAGCGCATCGACTTCGCGGACAAGCGCATCTATCGCGGCCTGATCCACAACGCCAAAGACGCCAAGATGGCGGAAAACTTCTTCCTCTCCGCTGCAGTCGAGCGCATCGGGCTGGCGCCGCTCTCGCCGTGGCTGGTGACGGCCGAGCAGATCGAGGGTTACGAGAAGTTCTGGGACAACGCCAACAAGACCAACACGCCCTATCTGCCGTTCAAGCACATGGGTGAGGGCTACCCGGTCCCGTCGCGCGTCCTGCCGCCGCCCATGCCAGTGGCAGAGGTTCAGATGGCAGCGGTGTTCACCGACAAGGTGAAAGCCGCCATCGGCATGTATGACGCCAGCGTGGGCGCCCGCTCCAACGAGACGAGCGGCCGGGCCATCCTTGCTCGTCAGCGCGAGTCGGACGTGTCCAGCTTTGTGTTCATGGACAATCTCTCGAAGGCCATTCGCCGCTTGGGCATCATCGCCTGCGAAGTCATCCCGAAAATCTATGACAGCGAGCGCATCGTTCGCCTGCGCAACAAGGATGGCAGCACCGCGTTCGTGCCGATCAATCAGACGGTGCAGGACGAGGAAACCGGCAAGACCGTCATCGTCAACGACATGCAGCACGCCAAGTTTGACGTGGTGGTCAAGACTGGCCCCAGCTACACGACCCAGCGCATGGAAGCCGTCGAGGCGCTGTTGGAGTTTGTGCGCGTCGTTCCGGCCGCTGGCTCCGTGATCCTCGACAAGATCGCACTGAACATGGATTGGCCCGGCGCCGACGACATCGCCAAGCGCCTTGTGAAGCTGATCCCGCCGCAGTTCCTTAGCGAGAAGGAACGCAAAGACGCCGGCGTTGAGGAAATGCAGCCGACGCCAGAGCAGCAGGTGGCCATGCAGACGAACGAGGCTATGCTGGCACGTGCTGCAGCCGACACCGAAATGGCGAAGGCCAAGGGGCTCGAAGCCCAGGCGAAGATGGCCGAGCTGGCAGCGCAATCGAGCGGGCCAGATGCGGCCATGATTGAAACTATCCGCGACCTCATTGCCGAAGGGCTGGCAGAGGTTATGGCAGCGGCGAACGCCCAACCACCACGGCCGGCGCCGAACGCGCCCGCCGCAACTGCATAGAGGACATGGGACTATGAGCACAGGCGGCATCAGCAGCTTTGGATTTGGTGACGAGGCCAGCGAGGCAGACGTTGCGGAGTTCGAGAGCGAAACGGCAGGTGGCAATGGCCACGCCGACGACAGCAAGCCCCGCGACGATCACAGCGACGATGCGGGCTGGGACCAAACCACGGACGTGAAATCCATCGAAGGCGCCGGCAAAGAGCCGACCGACGATGAAGGCGCCGACAAGGGCACCGGCGTGCGCAAGGATGGCCAGGGCGACGACGACAAGGCCAAGGACAAAGCCAAGGCGCCCGACAAGAAGGACGGCGAAGGCGACGACGATGGCGATGGCGATGGCGAGGGTGACGACGACGCCGACAAGGGCGACGATTTGCCCGAAGGCGTCAAACGCCGCGTTGCTCGTGCCAACCGTGCCCGCGACCGCGAGCGCGAGCGTGCCGAAGCCGCCGAGAAGGAAGCGGCAGAGCTGCGCAAACAGCTCGAAGCCAAGCCCAAGGCCGACGAGGCGGTGGCGCCGAAGGCAGAGGACTTTGACGATTACGAGGACTATCTGCAGGCCAAAAAGGACTTCGAGGCCAAGCCGAAGCCCGACGCCAAGGAGAAGGATAAGCCGGCCGACGATGGCAAGCCGAAGCCTGACCCGGAGCTTGTCGGCGCCGTGAAGGAAATCGAGGCATCGCTGCAGGATGCCGGCCATGGCGATCTGTTCAAGCAGGTGGTGGCGAAAGCTGACATCGACGTGACGCGCGACATGGCCATCGCCATTGCCGACCTCGACAATCCCGAATCGGTGCTGCAGGCGTTCCTTGACGATCCGGCCAAGTCGAAGGCCATTGCCGACCTCAAGACGCCCACGGCCCGGCTCAAGGCGTTGCTGAAACTCGACGTGCCCTATGTGAAGCCGGACAAGAAGGCCGATGACGACGTCGGCAAGCCCAAGGACAAGGCGAAGCCGACGCCCAAGGGCAGCGATGCGCCCGACCCTATCGATGGCACGAACGGCAATGCGCACGCCGACGCCGGCTATGACGGGCTCTCGTTCTCCGAGTTCGAGAAGAAGCGCAACAGCGAGGAACGCGCCAGCAAGGACTTTTGGTAATGGCCAACGTCAAGATCAACTATGCCAAGCGGTTTGATTTCGGCTTGGCAATCTGCGCGCTCAAGGAGGGGCAGAAGGTTGCCCGCACCGGCTGGAACGGCAAGGGCATGTTCCTCTATCTCGTGCCCGCTGCCAGCTATCCCGCCCAGACCGGCGCGGCGAAAGCCTATTGGGGCGAGAATGCCGTGGTTCCGTATGGCGCCTACATCGCCATGAAAACCGCGCAGGAGAACGTGGTTCCGTGGCTCGCGTCCATGACGGACATGCTTGCAGAAGATTGGCAGCTTGTGCCATAGTCGGGGCGTTGGATTTCTCCCCCGGCACGTTGCGACCAGAGCCCCACACGCCTCAACCGTGTGGGGCTTTTCATTGGGCAGGCGACCGCATAGGCTCTCCCGGTCCAACCATGGAGACACCAACATGCCAACCGCCCCAACAGTCGGCCGCATCGTCCACTACCGGAACAAGAACAACACGGCGCCGCTCGCCGCCATCGTCGTGGCCATGCCTGAAAAGCCCGGCGCCAATGACGAGAACAAATGCACCGTGCAGGTGTTCACTGAAACGGGTGGCCGCTTCGCCATCGAGCTGATCGAGGGCCAGCGCCACGATAGCCAGAAAGAGTGGTGGGAGTGGCCCCCGCGCGATCCTGCAGCGTGACAGACGCCCAAGGCGGGAGTGGGCAATAACCCCGTCAGAGGCGAGTCGGGTTTCCTCCTTTACCGATAGAGCCGAGCCCCGCTGCTGTCACGAGCGCGGGGCTTTCCTTTTTCCGGCGATTCGCGCTATATCTCGATCCACGCAATGCCCAGGCGGTCAATAAGGGCAGGTGACGGCGACCTTTGAAGGCCGGTTCGGCGCGTATCGCGCAAAGAGCCATCCCCCACACAGAGGTTTCAGATCATGCCCCGCCTTAACGGCTCCGGTAACGTCCTTCTCACCAACGACCAGATCGCCAAGGAAAGCCTTCGCCTGCTCAAGAACGAGCTGGTGTTTGCGCGCCTCGTCCACCGCAACCTTGAAAAAGAGTTCGGCAAGATTGGCGACACCATCAACATCAAGCTGCCGTACCGCGTGAAGTCCGCTTCGGGCCGCACGCTCGTCAAGCAGCCGCTCGTTGACCGCACCACCACGCTGGTGATCAACCGGCAGGAGCATGTCGGCCTGCAGATTTCGCAGATCGACCGCACGCTTTCGCTCACTCAGTTCTCCTCGCGCTATCTGGCCAGCGGTATCTCGCAGATCGCGCACCAGATCGACCTTTCCATTGCGCAGTGCGCCGCCCGCCAGTTCTTCTTTGGTTCGGGCACGCCCGGCACTCAGGTGAACACCGACAATTGGGCCGACGCCAGCGCGTACATGGAAATGGTCGGCGTCCCCGACGATGGCATGCTGCGCACCGTGCTGAACCCGCTCGACGCTGCCGCTGTTGGCAAGGACGTGAAGAAGCTGGCGAACGAGGGCATGGTGAAAACCGCCATCGAGCGCCACTATCTGAACATGCTTTCCAACATGGAAGCGTTCAAGACTGCCCAGATGCCCAACCACAAGGTTGGCAATCTCGGCGGCACGCCTGCCGTCAACGGCGCCGGCCAGACTGGTTCCAGCCTCGTCACCGATGGTTGGTCCAACTCCGTCGCGGCTCTGCTGAACATTGGCGATTGCTTCACCATCGCCGGCGTCTATGAAGTCAATCCGCGCACTTACGAGAGCACCGGGCGCCTGCAGCGCTTCACCGTCACCACCGTGGCGGCGTCGAACGGCACTGGCCAGTCCACGCTTTCGATCAGCCCGGCCATCAACGATGGCACGCTGACCACTGTGGATCAGGAAGGCACGAGCATCAGCCTCGCCGCCTACCAGAACGTGACTGCAGCCCCGGCCGACAATGCCGCCATCACCGTGATCGGCACTGCCGGCACCACGTACCGCCAGAACGTCGCGTTCCACCGCGATGCCATCGCCCTGGCCATGATCGACATCGAGCTGCCCGACAACGCGCCGCTCGCTCGTCGTGTGCGTGATCCGCAGACCGGCATTTCACTCACCATGGTGGGTGACTTCGACATCAATGCCTACAACGGCATTACCCGTATCGATGCGCTCTGGGGTGTGAAGGCGATTTACCCCGAATTGGGCCACCGCATTTGGTCCTCTGCTCTGTCCTAATCGACAGGGTTGTGGCCTAATAGGCGGCGCGTTCTGGTTCCCATGGCCAGAGCGCGCCGTTTCTGTTTATGCCGTGGGATGGAGAACGAAATGTCCAAGAAAGTCCCCACTTTCATGTATAGCGAGGACTACCCGGAAGGTAAGCAGTTCGACCTCGACGCCGAAGGCGTGGCCGAGCTGGAAGCCGATGGATGGGTTGATAATCCCGCCAAGGTCAAAGGCCATCCGAATTATGATGGCGACGGCGACGGCAAGGCCGACGATGGCGAGGATGACCTTTCCGAGCACGCCGACAAGCTCTCGGATGGCGCCCCCGCCAACAACCTCTCGCGCCCGGTGGGCCTGCCGCGCCGCAAGTCGGCCAGCACGCTCGTGAACGTCGATGACGGCGACATTCAGAACGCCAAGCCGGCCGGCCGCGTCCGCAAGCCCAAGACTGCCAAGGGCGACGGCAAGGCCGCGACCAAGGCCGAAAGCGTCTCTGGCAAGACGGAGGAGGAGCTGCCGCCGCGCCCCGGCGATGCAAGCTCCGACGCCAAGGCCGAGAGCGAAGCCGACGCGGCCGGCGAAGTCCGCCCGATGACGGCCGACTAAGGAGCGCACCATGGCCACCACCACTCTGCGAATCGTAACGCGCGCCATGCGAAAGCTGGGCGCTTTGCCTCGTGGCCGTCAGCCATCCACCACGGAGCTGGCAGACTGCAAGGCAGAGCTGCGCACCATGCTGGACACGTGGCGCCTCGAAAAGCTGATGGTGGTGGCCAATGCCATTGTCGAGTTCGATCTGGACCCGGCAAAGCGGCTCTATACCTATTCGAGCGCCAACAATTCCGACTTTGTAGGCGAGCGGCCGGTGGCGATCCTTGGCGCCTCGATCAGCGACGGCACCACGCAATGGCCGCTCGATGAAATGACGGTCAAGGAATATGCGCTGCTGAACGGGCAGGCCGATGCGCCCGGCACGCCGCAGCGTTTTTGCTATTTCAAGACCTTCCCGCAAGCCCAGATCGGGCTCGACTGTCTGCCGTTGGAGCCGAGCATTCGGCTTGTTGTGCAGGCGCCACTCCTCGCACTGCCGGTGCTCGATACGGAGGAGTTCGAGCTGGCGCCCGGCTACGAGGACGCCATTTTCTACAATCTCGCGGTGCGCCTCGCGCCCGACTTCGAGGTTGAGCTGGATCAGGTGACGATTGCCATGGCCCAGAGCGCCAAACGGCTGATCAAGCAGGCCAACTTTGAGCTGCCCGAAGTGTCGCCGCGCCATCCGCATTCCGGTGGCGAGCGCTTCGACATCAACAATTTTGGTCCGGTGGTGCGGTAATGGGCTTCAAGTTCCGGCCGGTTCCTCTCGCCGTCGCATACGGTCGCACCGATTCGGTGAAGAACAGCGGCGGCGTGCTGATCAACGGCTATGCCGAGCGGGCGCCCGACGACGCCAAGAACCCTGTCACGCTGGTGGGTGCGCCCGGTCAGTTTCCTCTCGCCACGCTCGACATCGCGCCCAACCAAGGGCCGGTGGCCGACGCCATTGTGGTGAACGAGCGCCCATATTTCGTCACCACCAAGGGGCTTTATAAGATCACGAACGCGGGCGGCACTGTGCGCAAGCTGGGCGCCCTGTCCGTCAATGCTGCGGCGCAGATGGCCACCAATGGGATCGACATCGTGATTGTCGATGGCGTGAAGTCGTGGCGCTATGTGATCCAAGCGAACGAGGACACGGTGACGCCCCCGGCGCCCATCGACTTCACCGCCACCAGCGATCTATTCCCCTCCGCGACCGTCACCAGCGTGGACGGCTATTTCGTCTTTGAGCGGCTGGCCACTGGCCAGTTCTTCCACACAGAGCTGAATAGCTGGGAAGTCGATCCGCTGTCTGTCTCGACGGCCGAAGCCTACCCAGACCGCGCCATTGCCGTGCATAGCCACCGGCGCAACCTGTTCGTGTTCGGCACGGAAAGCACCGAGTCGTTCTACAACGCGGGCGGCGTGGCCAGCGCCTTTGCGCGCATCGACGGCACCACCATGAGCAACGGCATTGCTTCGCCCATGGCGGTGGCCAGCAACGAGTTCGGCATGGCGTGGCTCTCGTCCAATGGCGTGGTCTATATCACCGATGGGCTGGCGCCGATCCAGATCAGCACCGCCGCGATCCATGATGGGCTGGCCGGGCTCGACCTCAACACCGCGCAGATGATCGCCTATGTCCATCGCGGCCATCCGTTCTTTCAGCTCTCCATCGGCACGCGCACGTTCGTCTATGACGTGTCCACCAAGCTGTGGCATGGCCTGCGCGACGAAACCTATGGGCGACACCGCGCCACCTGCGTGGTGCGCGCCTTCAATATGAACCTGATGGGCGATGCTGCAGGGCCGAACGTCCGCATCCTCGCCTCGAACGTCTATACCAACGCGGGCCAGCCGCTCGTGCTGGACATTATCTCGCCCGCCTACCATGCCGACCAGCGCGTTAGCACCCATGCCGCCTTCGAGGCAGAAATGGACGTTGGCGAGGGCGGCGAGCCCGGCGACACCATGGGCCAAGTCGATCTGATCGACTTCGACGCCTTCGACCTCACCACCCTGGGCGGCGACGTGCTCACCATTGACGGGCTCGTGCCGAACGTTCCGGTGATGTTGCTGTCCTATTCCGACGACGATGGCCGGACGTGGTACGAGCATGGCGAGGAGCCGCTGGGCTATGATGGCGAGTTCTCCGAGCGCGTGCAGTATCGCACCCTTGGCGTCTCGCGCTCGCGCCGGTATCGCCTGCAGATCAGCGCCAACGTGCGCCGAAACCTCGTCTCTCGTGCATGGTTGGCGCTCAAGTAATGGCAACGCTGGACGAAAAGCCCGAGCAGTTTCAGCCGCTCGACATCAACACGCCGGTGGTGGATCGCAATGGCTTTCCCACGCCGGTGCTGCTGCGCAATCAACAGAGCTTCAAGCGCACCATTATCGCGCAGGCCAAGGCCATCAACGAGGCCACCGGCGAGATTGAGCTGAACACCGCCGCGATCCTGCAGGAAGCGGAAGTGCGGGCCACGGCAGACACCGCCAACGCCATCATGGTGGACAAGGCGACGGCCGAAGCGCTGGGCTTTGAGGCTGCAATTCTCCTCAAAGCAGAAATCGGCATCACGCCTGCAGGCGTCCTTGTGCGGTATGCCATCACGGCGAGCCTCGATCCGGGCGGCGCGCTGGTCAACACCGGGCTCTATTTCGACATCGTATCGAATGGCGCCGGTGGCTATCTGGGCCAGATCATTCTCGATGCGGACAAGGTGAAGATCGGCCGGGCCAGCACCACCGGCACGTTCCCGTTCTTCCTTGAGGGCAATACGCTCTACATCGAGAACGCGGTGATCAAGAACCTGTCGGTGGGCACCAATAAGCTGGCCTATAACGCGGCCACGTCCATCGTCATCACTGGCGTGGGTGGGTCTGGCGGGCCGGGCGCGGTGCTGCAGGAGGCGTCCATTTACAACGAGTATGGAGCGGTGAGCCTCGATTTCTCGTCGTTCCTCGACCGGCCGGGCTCCTCGTCCAGCAACTTTGGCTATCTGCGCGTGCAGGTGTTCCGCAATGGCGTTCTGATCACGGCGCGCGACCTGTTCTATGACGACAACTTTGCCTACCCGTTCGCCTTCACCCATGTGGACTATCCGCCAATCAGCGCCTCGCACTATTACCAAGTGCAGCTCGTCAATCTGTCGGGGCAAGGCTGGTATTCGATGTCTGCTGGCGTGCTGCGCCTGATCAACTTCAAGCGGTGATGCCCATGGCTTTCCCCTTCTCGATCTATCGCCTGGACACCGGGGAAGTGTTGCGTAGCGGCACGTGCTCCATGTACCGCGACGTGGTGGCGCAGCGCATCAATGCGGATGAAATCTGCATCGACATCGAGCTGAACGCCGCCACGCAATACGTGGTCAGCGGTGCGCCGACCGACCGCCCCTTGCTCCTCGAAAAGACCGAATGGACGCTGCCTGATGATGGCGAGGGTGTGCAGTTTCCAGTGCCGGAAAACACCGTTGTGCGCTATGAGGGAGAGACGAACACGGTGAACGATGGGGCATTTGAGTTCGAGGGCGACACGCCGGGGGAATATCGGTTCCAGATAGAGCCGCCTTTCCCGTACCAGCGGCAGTTTGTGGGGATCGTGGTTCGTGAAGTTCAAACCGACTGAAAGCCGTATCGAGCAGCGCGCCGACGACGAGCGCCGGGCTAACAAGCCCATGAGCACCGGGCAGGTGTTCACGTATTTTGCGAAGCTCGAACAGGCGCGCGCCTTCATCGCCAATCCCAAGATCGCCAAGCGCGACATTCCGCACCTTCTGGCAGAGGCCGAGCTGAAACAGCAGACGCCCGATCTGGTGGCAGCGTCCATCATCCGCGAGTATCGCAAATGGGCGGCGCGTGATGCCCAGATCGAAACCAAGCGCCTGCAGCGCAAACGCTCCAACGAGGCATAGACCATGGCAAGCCGTTCATTCATCGACTATCTGCTGAACCCCGGCCCCGACGAGGAGGAGCTGCAGGAGGCTATTCGGGCGGCTGCGGGCGTTGCAGATGACATCGCTGCAGCATTTGTCGTAATTGACGCGGCTGTTGCTGCGACGGCGGCTGACGTTGTGACCGTCAACGCTCGCATCGAGTATGTGGAAGGAGTTATTGGCGCGTTCGACGCGGATGCTGCCAGCGCCCTCGCGGCGCTCGCTGCTGATCGCTCTGCGGCGTTAGACGCTATTGATGCGGCCAGCTCTGCGGGGCAGGCGTCAATAACTTCTATCGCGACTAGCGCAACCAGCGACATCAGCGAGGCTCGTGATGAAGCTGTTGGCGCATCTGCTGCGGGCGTGAGCGCTGTAGCCTCGGCTGTAACCGATGGTCTTAGCTCTATCGCGTCGTCTGGCGCAGAGATTATCACGGACATGAATATCATTAACGCAGAGGCCCAAGCTGCTCGTGACGAAGCCGTTGCCGCCGCTGAATCGCTGGATATTCCGATCTATGCTTCGGGCGATGCGCGGAAGGTGCTGGCCGTAAAACCCGACGAGTCGGGGCTGGTGTGGGCTAGCGGCTCCGAACAAAATCTGCAGGCAGAAGACATAAATTATGTAGCCGTGTTGATGGGCTCGACCGCGCGGAGCACCCGCGCGCGCCTTGGTGACTTCATTAGCATCAAGGATTTCGGAGCAAAGGGCGACGGCGTAACCGACGATAGCGCTGCCATTCAGGCGGCAGAGGATGCGGCGGCGGTAACAGGTGGGGTTCTTTACTGGCCGGTCGGC